GAATTGAAAACTGCAAAGAAATGCCCCCAATGTAGGAGATGGTTGTTTGACGAGTGATACATTACCTCCGGTTAATCAAGAGGACATAGAGTGGGCATACTATCTTTGGAATTCTCTTGCTAATCCCGATGGCAGATGGGTTCTGCCAGGAGTAGGGGCTTATGTTAGAAGTGGTGTAAAAGAATTGACTTTGAAAGAAATCCATTTTTCTAAACCGACTGAAAACGCATTTAGTCAATCTGTCTTTGACCAACATCATTGGATTATGGTTTTAGCAGATAACATAGGTTGGAAGGTCGTAGAGTCTGTAACATTGGCTACTGATAATGAAGGTGAAATCAATATACCGGATGATTTAGTTGGTCATGTATCTGTATGTGCTAATAGATGCGGGGCTGTGTTTCGTGTTGAAGAACTGAATACGATGCAGCAATATATCAAGATACAAGAGGACCTGACCTGCCCTTGTTGTGGGGAGAAGCATAGTGTAGACCCTTCACTTGCAGGTGTTCATATCGTTCTCGATGACAAAAGTTACCGTATGAATCAAGAGAAAATAATCAAGGAAGAGGAATGATATGAGTGAAAAGGATTTCAAATCTAAAATACATGGCGTAGTAGAAACTAAGTTTCAGCCAGGTTTTGAACTCCATGTTATGACGAGTGAAGCATTCAATACGAGAGTCTTGAATTTGAGATTGAATAGAATAATACCATCAGTTAGAGGTTATACTGGATATACAAGGCAAGGATTTATGCTTACAAGAAACGAGGCAATTCTGCTACATTCTCATCTAACTGATTTGATACATGATGATGATTCATGGGAAGATGAACCGGAAGAGATAGTGGAGGCTAAAGAATGAAGGAAAGTAATCTACATGATTGGGAACAAAAGCACTACAATATTATCGCTGAGATGATAGAAATATTAGATTTGCCCCCTCAATTGATTCCTTATTGTTCGGAATTATGGGATAAATCAAGAAGGAGGTCGCCACG